CCAACTATAACAAAAACTATTTCGTCCGCAACAAAAAATTTTCAATGCTATTTTCATAATCTCATAACTACAGGTAGTGTTGGAGAATGCGGATGCTTTGTTTTATCAATAGATGCAGGATCTGGAAGTAGTAGATCGAATATAGCAGCAATGTGGTTTGTTAAATCAAGTCCTTCTAATAATTCTGGAAGAATAGAGCTTGTTGTAAAAGATAGCATAAAGCAGACCATAACAATACCGTCTCTTACTTACAATAATACATTGACTGGCTATCCTAAAGGATCCGCTTGGTATGATGTAGCAAATATTCCAGAGGCTAATAGATCCCAAAATACCGCTGGGGGTGCTTTCTATATAACAAAATTAGGAAATAAAATTCAGTTTACTGTCGCCGGAACAATTTATGAATTTACAGAATCAAGTCTTGAAAATACAGAAGCTACTGAGGTTTCAGCTTGGTTTGAAAAATGGGGAGCAGAGACCCCGCCGATTACGGTTATGATACTTCATCAAGTTAGATTCGTTAAAGTATTAGGTAATAGCATTCCTGCTACAACGACGGTTGACGAAATAGTAAATAAATTTTTATCCGGAGACAATATAGTTGCAGATGTTAACTCAGCAAGCATTACAGTAAATGGAACTCCAAAGTATGGAATTGGTGCAATGGGAAATGATTGGGAAGAGTTTACATTAGATCCCGGGGCCAACATCATATCATGCAATTATTCCGATTGGGCTACTGCTCCTACATTCAAAATGAAATATCGAGAGGTTTATCTATGAGTTACAACACAAGGTACGCGGTTTATTGCGGGACTAGAAATTTATATCCAGACATGATTCCTGCTATGAAAAGTCTTTTTAAGAACTCAAATGTAGATATTGTGTATTTGATATTAAGCGAACCAAATTTTCCGTATAAACTTCCGTCTTGCGTTAAGACAATAGATCTTTCAAATCAAACATATTTTAGAACCGATGGCGCCAATTATTGGTCGTCTTGGACTTGGATGGTTCTTATTCGTTCTGCTTTATCAAAAGTGTTTCCAAAGATTGATAAAATATTATCTCTCGATGTTGACACAATAGTTGACGGTGATATTTCTGACCTTTGGGATATAGATATTAATGATTACTATTTCGCAGCAGTGAAAGAACCATTAAAAACAACTAATGATTTTTTATATACAAATTTTGGAGTCCATATACAAAATCTTAAAAAAATGCGGGACGACAAAAAGGTCGACGAAGTAATAAAAGAACTTAATTACAAGCATTATTTCGCGCCAGAACAAGATGTAATGAATATTAAATGCCAGGGTAATATTTTAGAACTCCCTGCGAAGTATAATGTGGCTTGTTGCACAACTCCGGTTGTTGACGATCCACGAATTATCCATTATGCGGCAGTTAAAAAATGGAATCATAAGCCGCTTGTAGAGAAATACAGAGCAATGAGCTGGGAAGAAGCTCTTGGCGAGAGAAGGATTTATTTATGATTATTTATTTTGCAGACCGTCGCATGAATATCCTCGGGGTAGCATCTGATGTGCTCCCCGGGGTTTTTCATATAAGAGACGACATGACAACTAAAGAGGTCGAAACCGGTGTTATGACCTTTGAAGTTACAGTCGATTACAAAAAAGACACTCATTTAAAAGCTAAAGAATATTGCAAAGCCGGCAATTTTCTTTTAGTTAAAAATAAAGATGGAACTTATACTCCATTTACAATTATTGATAAAGAAGACGATATTTCTGATAGTCATATTTATATATATGCAGAAGACGCTGGACTTGATCTTTTAAACGAGATCGTTCCGGCGTATGAAGCTGCTTCTGCTGCATCTATTGCAGATTATATTTTAGTATTTACAGCTGATTCTGGTTTTGAGATCGGAACAAACGAATTAGGAAATTCTGTAACTAAATTATTGTCGTTCGATAATGAATCTACAGCTACTGAAAGAATAAGAGATGTTGCTATCGAATTTGATAATGCAGAACTTGATTATAGTTTCGCGATTGATAAATTTAAGATCACTCATAAATACATAAATATTTATAAAAAACGCGGAAAAGATGTAGCTCTTGAACTTAGATTTGGAAGAGAAATAAATTCTATAGTCGAAAAAGAATCAGTTGCAAATTTAGTTACTGCTCTTAGATGTGTTGGAGGAACACCAGAGGCTACGGATTCTAATCCCGATCCTCTTCCTATAACTTTAGTTGGCTATTCGTATGATGACGGTGATATTTATACAGATAGCGTATTTTTAAAGTCTAGAACATATAATCAAAAATGGACGAGGTATTTAACGGAAACTGGGAGCGGAGAAGGATACTTAGTCGGATATTTTAGTTATGATACAACATCTCAGCAAGAACTATGCACAAAAGCTATAGAAGAACTTAAAAAACTTCGTGAGCCAGAGATATCTTACGATGTAAGTTTATCCTATTTACCAGAAAATCTTAAGATCGGAGATACTTGTAGGATTATTGACGATAATGGGGAGCTTTATGTGTCTGCTCGTCTTATCGAACTTAAGATATCTGAATGCAATAATACAAGAGAAGCGACTTTTGGCGATTTCAAAGCACTAACTTCTGGAATAAACGAGAAAGTTCAGAAGCTCGCTGATGAGTTCGCAAAATTTCAAGCGGCAAGAACTCTTTACACATGGATCGTTTTCGCTGATGACAATCAAGGAACTAACATGTCAACCAGTTCAACTGGAAAAGATTATATCGGTATAGCAACAAATAAAATTTCTGAAACGCCTGATCTTACTAATCCTTCTTACTATACGTTTTCAAGAATTAACGCTCTTGATGGTAGAGGCTTTACCGTAAGAGGAACGTGGGCGTCCGGAGTAAGCTATTCTATTACATCGACAAATATCGATGTTGTTGAGTATGAGGGATCAACTTATGCCTGTAATACGTCTCATGTATCAGGTAGCACTTTTGATCAATCAAAATGGACTTTAATTGCTGAAAAAGGAACTGGAGGAGAAGATGGTGAAAGAGGTGTTGGGATACTTAGAGTAACAACAGCCCCAACATCTAAAACCGGAACAACATCTACAGGTTTTTCTTACAAGTATAGAATACTAACCCAAACTGTTATTGATGAGTCTGGTATGACAAAAGTCTTAGTCGGAGATACTCTTGAGTATGATGAGTGGCATTATCCTGTAGGAACTGTTGGAGAATACGTTTATCTTGGAGAAAGGATTTCTCTTAAAGGGCCTCAAGGAATAAGCGGACAGGATGGCGAAGACGGATACAATCAAGCAACTATTTATGTATATAAAAGATCTTCCAGCTCTGTTTCTACAAAACCTGGGGCGGCAACTTATACTTTTTCTACGGGGTCCCTTTCGTTTACTTCGACATCGGATTGGAGTAGATCTATTCCGGTAACGGATGGAAATCCTTGTTACGTATCATATATCTCACTATCGAGTAAAGACAATTCCGTTAATATTTCTCAAAACGATTGGCAAAGTCCTATAAAACTTGTAGAAGATGGATCGTCTGTCGTTGTCAAATCTGCGACTAAAACCGGCGATAAAACTACTATAATTTTAACCGATTTGGATGGCGATCATACAATAGAAATAGTAGATGGTGAAGACGGGAGCGATGGACAACCGGGAGTTAGCGGTTATGTTCATATAGCTTGGGCAACATCAGCAGATGGTTCTGAAGGATTCTCAACTTCTGTGTCTGAAGGAAAAACATATCTTGGAACTTATACCGATGAAAATTCGTCAGATTCGGAAGACCCAACCGATTACAATTGGTCTCTTATAAAAGGCGCCGATGGTGAAGACGGAGAAGATGGTCATACGCCTGTTATTTCTGGTTCTAAAAGTGGAAACACGACAACAATTACTTCTGATGGAGTGGCAATAGCTACAATTCTTGATGGAACCGATGGCGTCGACGGGCATTCACCGACAATAACTACTTCTAAGAGTGGAGATACGACTACAATCCTTGCGGATGGTGTTTCAATCGGAACCGTAACAGATGGCGATGACGGACATTCTCCCTCTGTTACTGCAACCAAAAGCAATGGCGTAACAACTGTTAAAGTTGATGGAACAACGATAGCCACGATTAATGACGGATCATCAGTTATTATTCAATCGGCAACAAAAGTTGGCGATACAACAACAGTTGTTCTAAAAGATGGATCCGGGACTCAAACTTTAACAATAAAAGACGGTGAAGATGGAGACAACGGTCAACCAGGATCTAATGGCGACGACGCATATGTTCATATTGCTTGGGCGACAGCCGCTGACGGATCTACAGGATTTTCTACTTCCGTTTCTGAAGGAAAGACTTACATGGGATCCTATTCAGATCATACCCAGGCTGATAGTACGACACCTTCGGATTATAATTGGTCTTTGATTAAAGGTGCAGATGGAGACGACGGTGAAGATGCTTATACAGTAATACTTACCAATGACAATCATACTTTTGCCGCCGGGACTTCCGCTGCTATAGCTACAAGTACGACTTGTAGTATAATAGCTTACAAAGGAGATACTCAAGTTTCTTGTTACGCAGGATCATCATCTTCTGCAACTTCTATATCAACTGGAACAACCGGAATCACGTGCTCAATTTCAAATAATAATTCTACAAATGTAAGTCTTACTATTTCTGTAACAACAAGTCTTACTACAAAAAACGGAACGTTCACAATTCCGGTTGTCGTAGACGGTCATACGTTTAATAAAGTATTCACATTTTCTTTAGCTATACAAGGTGTTTCGGTAACTAATATAACTTCTACAAATAACACCGAAGACGGCGGAACATCTACCGTTACGGTTACACTTTCTGATGGCACAACCAAAACCTTCACAGTTAAAAATGGTGAAACTGGCTCCACTGCCGAATGGTATTATGGAGCAGATTTAACTCATGTATCAGGAACAGCGACTCTTCCGATATCATCTACAAATGGTGTTGTCGTTGGAGCAATGTATTTAAATCCGAATACTTCTTTAGTATATAAATGCACAGCTATATCTGGTTCAAATGCTACATGGACATATGCGGGTGATATTACGACTGGGGTTTTAGAGAATCTTGAGATTGGTGGAAGAAACTTATCGACAGGAACAGGAACGTCAAAAACATTTACAAAAACTGCTGGTAAAACTTGGTTCAATAATGGCGGTTTTTATCCTGTAAGTGATTTTGGTATTTCTTTAATTAGAAAATCCACAGCGGACGATGTTTATTGTTTATCGTTCGATTGGACAGCAACAAATGTAGCATTAGCCTGTACTATCGGGGCGTTTCTAAGATCTTCATCTACCGGTTATTCTGCTTCAGCTTCAAATCTATTTGATGTAACCGGAAACAGTTTAACTGTTACTGGATCCGAAGAAAGTTGTAGCGGTCATTTTTATGGAAAATATAAGTTAACAAATCAAACCCTTCGTGAAACATATGGGGATAAATGGTTACTCACAACTGATGTATCAAATTCTCAAAACGACAATTTGCAAGTTGTAGTTTCAAATTTTATGTTTGAGAAGGCAACCATTGGCTCCACTTGGTCGCTTGCTCCAGAAGACGTAGAATCTACCATAACTGCGGTTCAAACTCTTGCGCAAGCAGCAAAAGATTCGGCCGATGGAAAAGTTACAACTTTTTATCAATCAGGAACTCCAACCGCAAATGCTATCGGAGATTTATGGATTGACACCACAGATAGTAAAAACAGTCTTAAGCGTTGGGATGGAACATCGTGGGTTGTGGTTGATAACGCGGATCTTCAAACCGCTTTAACAAATGCAGCTACAGCTCAAGCAACTGCCGATGGAAAAATAGTAACGTTTGCTCAGGCGTCTTCTCCGACGGCAACCGATGTTGGTGATATTTGGATCGACACGGATGATAATAATAGATTATATCGTTGGAACGGGTCGGCATGGGTTGATGTTGCGGCAGACGTAGATGTCGGTGGTACTAATTTATGGATTTCAAATGCCGGAACATTCGGATATTTAGCTGCTAACGGAACATTAACTCTTTCTAGCTCAGTCCATCATATCGCGTCGACAATGCGAAGATATATTCCGGTAAGTCCGGGAGAAAAATTTGTATATCAGCATTGGAATCCTACTCTTATAGA